ATCCACTACTCTCCCAATCTCGAAGTAGCCTGACATAGCCGCCAGCCGTTCCAGGTTCTTTGCGGTCTGCGCCGTGACTAAGATGGACAGACGGCGCATATTTTTCTTGTTCATGTCATACGCTTCCCTTCATACGAATATCCCGGTAGGTGGGATAGCCGGAATAGACTGTCTTTCCTCCATGCCATTCCGGGTGAGCTTCCATGTCAGCATTGAACCTCTTTGCGCTGCACACGAAGTAGCCGTTGGACTTACACCAAATCTTGTACGCATCATAGAGCGTCTTGGCTCTGGTATAGGCACCCTCGGCCTTTTCACATTTCTCTTCCAAAAACTGCAAAGCCAGGTCGTTATCTTTCTCATACTGTTTGACCACCTGACGCATAGCCGGGGACATTTTCAGGCCGAACCGCTTATACTTGAAATAGCCCTCCAAGAGCCAGGTGAAAATGCCACGCATGGCCTCCTGGGTCTGGAACTCACTTTTGAGGTTCTTGTCCTGCTCGTCCTCAGAGAAATGCCGGTTGAACTCCACCACTCGCACACGGTCAGAGGCGAACAGGCTCTTGTCATTGACAGAGGGTAGGTCATTGCAGGACAGCCAGAGAGTGAATTGAGGGAGGAAAGTCGTGGTAGCTTCGTAGAGGTTCCGAGCCTTGATCTCTTCTCCACCGGTGAGCTGCTTGATTGTTTCCTCGTCCAGCTTGCCATACTGGTTACTCTCCGCCATGGTCACAAACCGCTTGCCTTTGAGGGAGGCCAACATGGGGTTTGCCGCCTCTGCGTTCTTTGACCGGTCAGACTTGCAGATAATGGACACCGGGGACACAGAGGCATAGTCGCCCAAGAGATGATGAATGGCACTCAGCATAGTGGATTTTCCGTTGCGGGTGGTCTTGCCATGAAGGATGAACATACACTCTTCATTCGCCATACCAAGCATCGAATAACCCAGGGCCTTTTGCAGATATTCGGCCTTGTCCGGGTCATTACAGGTCACTTCGGAAATGAACTGCTCCCACCGGGGGCAACGGGTGTCCTGCAAGGTGTAGTCGAAGCCGGTCTGCATAGTGAGGAAGTCCCGCCAGTCGTGTTCCCGGAACTCCATCTTTTCCAGGTCATAGGTGCCGTTCAGACAGTTTATGAGATAGGGGTTCGCATCAAACTGTTCTGCCGTGATGGGCATGACGCTGGCAGCGTCCTTCATGAGCCGGTCACGAAAGCGGCGGTCACCCATCTTCACGATGAACTTCATGTACTCTCTGCGGCGGTCTTCGTTGTCGATCTCCCCGCAGTAGAGGGCCATGAGGCGGCAGAACTCTTTGATCTTCTCGGCCACCAGAAGAGAGCCAATGTCCTTCCGCCATGCCCCGTTAGAATAGGTGTACCAGCACTTCGCCTCCGGGCAGAAGCGGGTATCATTTTTGTAGCACTCGGAAAACAGCTCCGCCATGCCGGACTCGTCCCAGGAATAGCCGGTGCCGCTGATCTGGTGGCTCCGCTCCGGCTTGGACTCCTTGATGTAGAACATCTTCTGGGACAGGTCTTTGTCCATGATGTAGCGGCCATTGGAGAGCTGAAAAAGTTCCTGCTCTTCCGTGGTCATGATTTCATCTGCCATTTCTCGTCACCTTCCTCATTGTCTTCGCTATCACCAGCACCGCACAAGCCTGAGTGTCTTCATCCCACCACGCACATTTCTCTCGGCAACAATGCAGAACCTCGTCCGTAGCGGCGTTGAGAGGGCAATATTGCTTATTCTCCATCTGCTACACCCCCCCCCATAGAAGAAAGCGTTTTTCAGGGCCGTGTCGATATGGGCCATGATCTGAGGCGGAAGAGTACAGACATACTTCCAGTCATCGGTAATGTCGATGACCCGCACCTGTTCGCACTCGGCCATGCTCGGTTCCAGGTTCTCCCACACAAAGGCGACATGGGTGGGCATTTCCAGCCGCTTCATCTTTGTGGTCAGAGGGATTACGATGCTGGTAGGAGAGAACTGGTTTCCCATGTTATTCTGAACGATGACCCAGGGCCGCTTGCCGCCTTGCACATGGCCGGAGGCCGGGATAGGTACATCTATGATGACAACATCTCCACGCTGATAAGGTTTCATGATTACCTCCTATATCTGGTAACTGAATTTACAATGGTTTCAATCTCTGAGCGGGGAAGAGGGGGCTTGCAAGCCTGACTATTGGCATACAGCAGCTCTTTGTATATCTCCGCTTTGGAATATCCCTGATTGTGCATCTGACCGGCCAGAGAGGTCAGACTTAGGTTCCTGCTCCCGGTAGTGATTGTGGGATATTCCGGTTTCAGAGCGATTTTTCCCGGCTCAGGCTTCCGGTAGATTGGGGAGTAAATGCGTTGTGGAGCGGAGGAACCGGCACCCTCTTTCGGAACATCAGGGAAATACTTGGAAACGATATAGTCAATCGCCTCTTGGTTTTCAATGATCTCCGAATAGATAATGACTTTTCCGGTCATAATGAAGTACCGGCCACTCCGATATATCTCCACGCCATTCCGGTTGTTGCGGCCCTTGACAGGGAGGGAGCCTTTTAAGAGGACATGAACACCTCTCCCGCTCCGGCTCTTCTCCGTGTAGGAGCCGCAACGACCGATAATGTCAGCCGCCAGGGGTGTCAGAAAGCCATCGTCAAAACCAGCATCAATGTCAATGCCGATCAAGCCGTCATCATTGAAAACATACCCGATGCCGTCATAAATGTCGTTCTCCACATTCAGGACGGCACACTCAAAAGTCCCCCAGGTATCAGCCAGCATAGAGGAAGCGGCCTTTTTCTGCCCGGTCTGCATGGGTACCTTGCTGCTGTTCCAGACATTGACCCATTGGGCTTTTTCTTTCAGTTCCTCGGGTATTTTTTCATACATGACAGATACCTCAGCTTTCGTAGGGAGTAGGAAGACTCCAATCCCAGATTTGTCCGCCACGGTAGGCGTTGCGGAAGTGGTTGCGCTTTCCGTCACCGGTGAACCACAGGTAATCGGAAGGAAGAACTCTGCCCACATCCGCCTCACCGTCTTTCTCGGCGTACCAGCGGGACAGAACATCTTCGCAGAGGGCTTCAATTTCATCATCAACCGGGTTATCTGCATCATACCCGACAAATTGATATGGAGCGGTTACAACGGTCATCAGCGACCCATAGCCATGATCTACACGGTTAAGAGCGCACCAGACACAGGCCGCTTTCTCGGTATCGGAGGGGACACCCCGGGCCTCTCCCCAGACCATTTTCGCCAGGACGGTAACCTCTTCCTCACTCCACGGCTCAGGGGTCGGAGCGGGTTCGGGGATTACCGTTTCTTCCGGCAGAGTGGGCAGAGGCTCCGGCGTGGCCTCCGAGGTACGGGCGGTGCATGAGGTCAGGCAGAGCAAAGAGATCAGAGCTGCCAGGAACAGCTTACTCATTGACCGGCTTCCTCTTCCGCTGCTTGGTGGCGAAGAAATACTTGCTGTCAACGCACACGGGATAGCCGGGGAACCGGTTGCTGGCCCTCTTCTCGCCCTGGTTGTAAATCTGCTCAGCCGCTTCCAGCGGCATTTCGCCGGAAACATGGTCAGCACCGGCGACCATGATGTACGGGACTTTCCCGTTATTGTTCACGAATGTCATGAATACTTCCCCTTTCTCTGTTCCATGCCTCAACATCTACGCCGATCTTTTTCAGCTCTTCCTTGCAGAGCCAGGTGTAGTCATCGGGCATTTCGTAGTGGCGAATGAGGCGGTCATGCTCTGCGGCAACGGCCTCATAAAAGCGTCTGAGCCTCTTCGGGCCGAAGCCCAGGTGAACTGCCAGGGTGTAGAGTATCATTGCGTCAATGTCATCGGTGTACCGCTTATCCGCTTCGATGATTTGCCGATTGATCTCCATGTCCATTGCTTTGCGCTCGGCAGCGGTGAAGGTAGCACCGTAGACTTTCCCTCCGGCTTTCTTCACAATCATGGCTCACACCTCAATGTCCTCGAAGAACACCGGGTACCTCGCCTTGAAAATGTCGAGAAGCCGATGGGCCACCACTCTCATGTCAGGGTGAGCGGCGGGAGAGGTGCGGAGCCGGAGGAAATGCCTCCATTCCCGGATATTGGCCGTCATGACCACCTCGGTCTTCGTGCTGTTGGGCAGAACAGACCGGGCCTCCTGGGGAGAACAGCCAATGTCCAACAGCTTGAAATAGCTCTGCTCGGCTTCCTCGCAAGCCTTTTTCCACAGGGTATAGGGAAGATGCCCTTCGGAAGTCCAGGCCGGAGCAATGAAGGTGATCTCGGTGCCGAACTGCTCCTTCCCGTAGTTGCAGTACCGGGTACTCTCCTGGCAGTAGGAAGCCAGCCGGTGCCGGACGATCTCATGGCTCACTCCCCGGTCACAGGTGAAGCGAACGGTCACGCTGCCATGCTCAATGACGGCCTCATGGCCCCGCTTCAAAATGTTCTGGACAAACTTCTCTGCGCTGCCCTCGCTGATCTTGGCCTCGGACTTGTAGCAGGTGCGTCCGGCCAGCTCAGTCAGAGAGAGAGGGTCAAAATAGGCGGGAGAGTTGATAAGCTCAACCTTGGGTTCAATGATTTTCATGGTCAAACTCCTTCCACATGGCTTGCCAGCATATCGGCATGGTGCGTCCAGAGGACATTGAGCCACATCTTCACGGCCCTGGTGTAATCGTTCCACTCCTTCTCCGGGGTGAAAGCTCCCATGTGATACCGAATACAGGCAATTTCCTCTTCGGTCAGTTGGAAGAACTGCGACAGCAGCATGACCGACTTTTCCCCGTGGCCCTTGAAGAGCGTGTCGGGGTTGTACTCCCAGCGGATAGTGTTTTCCTGCCGCTCACACCTGTACTGGTCAATCTTGCAGAGATCATGGAACATACCCACGATGTAGGGAGAAATCTCCCGCTGCCAGTGGAGGCCGTTGTCCTTCGTGAGCTGGACAAGGAATCGCATGACGGAGGCGGAGTGCCGGTAGAGGCCACCTTCGGTTGCCCCGTGAAAGCGGGTAGAGGCCGGGGAACAGAAGAAGCCCTCTCTTGCCAGCCAGTCCAGCATATCAACCGGGATGATGGGCGTACCGTCAGGGAGCATCATCAGATCACAGAAGTCCCGCAAATCGGACTTATAGAAGCAGTCACTCATGGGCGGCACCTCCTTCGTATTCGGGCCGGTGAACACTCCGGTCAGGGTCAAAGCCCTCCGGGTATCTCTTTTTCAGCTTATCGACATTGTGCTGGGCCACGGCTTCAAGGGTCACCCCGAGGCCGGTAGCCGTCTGGGCCACATACCACAGCACATCACCCAGCTCGTCCAGGAGCTTATCAGGGTTGAAGTCATGGCCTTGGAACTCGACCTTTTTGAGAAGGTCGATACATTCACCGGCCTCTCCGTTCAGGCCGTAGCACCCGTTTCTGATCTTGTCCCACGGGCTGAGATTGCCGGAGGTGCGCTCGGCGGCTTTCTGGTACTCATTCAGCGTCATGCTTCGCCGCCTCCATTTCCACTACGGTCATAATGGCGTAGTTGGCGAGATCAATCAGGGTGTCCCGGATAGACTCGTCATTGACCTTCTGCTCCCCGCCCCGGGAGAGGGTCTTGAACCGGTTGAACTTGTCCCCGAGCCTGATACGGGCCATTGCCATACCCTCTTCAACGAAGGTCTGGTGGAAACTGTCACCGTAATCGTGGTTCTTCCGGGCATAGAGGTCATTGATTTCCTCGCAGACTTCCCGGTGAAGCTGAACCTTTGTCTTTGTCGTGGTCAAAGTATCTTATCCTCACTTTCCACAGAGTTTTCAATAAACCATTGGAGAGGGAGGTCGGCTATCATTTCCGGCCTCCCTCGTCAGGGGTCAGCCCAGAAGAGCCATCAGGTCACTCTTGGACTTAGGGGCCGCAGGAGCCGCCTGGGAGGCCGCAGGAGCGGCTTTCTTGGGAGTGGCGGGTGCGGGGGCAACCTGGTCATCCCAGCCGTCAGAGGGCCGCTTATCGGCCAGACGGGCGAAGGTGATGGTCTTATCCGGCTTGTTCTTGTTGGGCTGAACATCATGCTCAATGTCGCACTCAATGAAGTGGCCCACAAGATCTTCGTGGTCGATCTCGGACAGCTCGAAGTCCTGCAAGGCGGTCTTCGCAAAGTAGCTGAACGCATTGAGCGCACCCTCGTTGGCAGACCCGTCCGCTTTCAGCAGAGAGAACCGCTCAATGTGCTTGGCTCCGCTCTGCGTCTGCATGGTGACTTCCAGCTTGCCAAAGGCTTCCTTGTAGCTGACCCCGGTGATCTTGAAGACATGGGTACCCTCGGGGATAAGGGAAAACCCATCACTCAAACCAATTTTAGCCATTGTTCATTGTCCTCCTTAGATTTCGTCAGAGATGGGGAAGATGATGCCCACCAGTTCCTCTTCGTCCCCGGGCAGTACCGGGAAGCTCTTCACCAGCAGAGCCTTTCCGACATTGGTGTTGGTGTCAATGTCGTAGGCATACAGGATTTCACAGATGTCGGTCTTCTCAATCAGCTTCCAGTCATCGTTGCTGATCTTCACGGAAATGTCACCGGCCTGGGTCTTATAGACCCGAATGCAGTCCTTGATTGCCCCGTCAGGGAAGGGCATGATAGCCTCGGACAGAACCGCATAGTCCGTGTGACCGATCTGGTCAAGCATCTTGGAAATGCCCTGGGGCATTTCCTGAATGGCCGCAGCGGTCACGCTCCGCACAGAGGGCGGAATGAGCATCATGGCCGTGGGAGAGGCCAGCCAGCGGTCGGCAAGGGGCAGCTCTTCGACTCCCCGGTTGTAGATGACCCCGCTGGAAGCCAGGGACTTCACAAAATTCTTGAATTTCATCAGGTCATGCCTCCTTGATGGATTTCGGCAACAGCCGGTAGCTTTCCTCGGTGGTGCTGTACTTCTCCAACACCCCGTCCGCTTTCATGGCGTTCTTGTCGATCTTGGTGGTGGTACTCTTGCTGACCTCCCAGAGATAGGAGGAACCGATGACAGACACCTTTTTGTCCCCCTCCCGGAACTGCTGGATAGCCGCCTTTTTAATCATCTCAGTCAGGGTCTTGTACCGTTTCTCGTCATCGGCAACCTCGGCGGCATGAGCGTCCAGCTTGGCTTTCAGCTCTTCGGCCTCCTTCACCAGAGCCGCCATGTCGGTTTCCGGAGAGAGGTTGTTGGTACGGAGGGCAGCGAGAATTTCAGCGTCCTTCTTCTCGTCATAGGCCGGAGAGAGGCCGGTTTCCACATGGTCTTTCCACCACTTCAAGGCGGGTTTCACATACCGCTTCTCAAAGTCCGGGTACCGCTCAGATACCTTGAAAGGCCGGGTGATCGTGTTGGAGGGGCTGCACACGAAGTTCTCAGGGTGTTCGTAGTCCCCGGGTTCCAGGAAGGAGGCCACCATGATTACATCGTCCACGCCCAGGAGGAACGCATAGAGGGCCGCTTGCAGAGCGTAATACTCGGGAATATCCTCGGCCCAATCCTCAACCCGCTTGGAGGTCTTCATTTCCAAAACGGTCACGGGCTTGCCGTCCTTACCATGCAGAAGGTAGTCCCACATACCGCCGAGTACCGGCGTGTCGGAGAAGAAGTCACCGAAGGTCTTCTGGAAGTAATTGTCCCCGTAAATGTCGGTCGGGGTGACCAGATTGGTCATGAAGTAGGTGTTCTTCATGTACTCAGCCTGTTTCGGCTCAATGGTCTTACCGGCAATGGTGTAGATCGTGTCCTCAAAGGGCTTCTGGTAGGTGCGGGTGATCTCACACCAGACCTCAAAGGGAGTAGACCAGGGGTTGAGGCCGAGGATGGTAGCGAACCGGGTAGCGGTCAGCTTCTTGGGCCGCTTCGGGGGAACAATCTGAATTTTGTTGTCAACCCATTCCATCATCAACCCTCCTGCGTGTCATACGCTGCCAGCATCTCCCGGACACCGGAAATGAGCTGGTCACACACATCGGCGGTGATCTTGGTGAAGCCCTCGGTCTTCACGGCCACATTCTGGACAAAGCTCTCCTGCTCCGCATCCAGCTCCATGAGCTTTTTCAGCTCCGCTTTCAGCGTGGCGACCTGTTCCTCACTGGCGGCACCCTCCGGGGCGGAAGTCAGCTCGGTCTTGATCTCCTTGCGCTGCTCAGGGGTCACAGGGGCCTTTCTGGTGAGCTTGGGAGTCGGGGGAGGGGTGGGAGTGTCCTCACCGGCCCCGGAAGTGTTGTCGATGCTGTCGGCCTCGATAATGTCAAGGACGAGCTGCCACAGGTACCGGCGCATATAGGTGAGGGAGCTGCCCAGGGCTTGCATCTCGTTCGTCACCACCTTGCCGCTGTTGGACACGATGGGAGCGATCTGGGTGAAGGGGGCCTCGAAGGTCATAGGCTCTTCGTCCCGGTCATCACAGTTGAAGACCTTGGCAACAGCGTACTCCTTGCCGAAGGTGGGAACCATCAACAGGCCCACTTCGGTGAAGATAGCCTCGGCCACGGGAACAATGTCGGCCAGCTCGAAGTACATGAACTCCAAGTGGATGTTCTTGCCGGTCTTCTTCACTCCGGCTTGCAGGAACTTCAACCGGGCAATCTGCAACTTCCGGCAGATGTTCATGCCGCTGTAATCAACGGCGGGGGCGGGGGTCTTCTTACTCTCGGTAGCCATTTTTCTCATACCTCCTGAAATTTCTTCAAAAACTTGTGAGAGCTGATATACTCATTCATCTTCGCTCTCTGCTTTCCTGCGGCTCTGCGGCGGTTGAAGAACAACCGTCTGCGCTCCGCTCTCCCGGGATTTTTCTTCATAATGAACCCTCCAATAACTTCAAAAGATTTCTTTTGGTGATAGCGATAATGTTGTTGCCAGTCAGCATCTTCCACCGGAATTTGCGATCTGTCGGTACCAGGCCAAGGTCTTCCGCTTGGAAGCGGAGATCATAGTCACGCACTGTATGACCGTCCGCCTTGAAGGTGGTAGGGCTGTCTTTGTCCCATTTCAGCAGTAACTTCCAGAGGTCGGGATAGGTTTTCCGCAGCAACCGAAGTTGATCTATACCCTGGTTGTGACAAAACCAACACCCCCCCCTTGTTGCTGTCGTGTAAATCGGGGAAAGTAAATCCCGCTCTTCACACCACTTCCGGCAATAGGCTTCGTCCCAACCGATTTCCACCAAGGGCATTTTGAAACCTGGTTTGGTATGCCGTTCAATGCGCTCAGGCTCGTCAGCAGCAATTCCGAGGTACTGCACAATATTTGTCTTTGCCCCTTGTGCAATGGGGCCAGTGGAAAACCCGGCGTTTGAGATCGCTGGTACACCAGTTTCCCTTGATGATAGGGACGCCGAGGATAAGACCCGTCTTTGAGCTTCTTGCACCAGCTCCCGATTGTGAAGGGGAAGCCACAGGGAAGGTTCGGTTTTGAGATGTTTGCACCAGCTCCCGATTGTGAGCGGCCATCCTTTGGGCCTCCCCCCCCAATCGCCATTCGTGCGCTTGGCTTCTTTCCTCTTGGGAACATGATAGAACAGCTTCTCATAGGTCAACTTTTCCCCATTTCGGGTAGCACAGAGATGTTCCACCTCAATCCCAAACCACTCTCGAATGATTTCATCTGCATGATGTTTGAAAGAAACCATTGGAGGCAAATCAGCCGGAATATCGTCCGTGGCCCATACCTCGGCGTGGATAATGCGGTCAAGAGGCCAGCCAAGTTCTTCAATGGCTCCCAGACAAGCCAAGCTATCCTTACCATAGGAGAGCGATAGGACATATTCGGTGTTCGGTTCTCTTTCCAAGATCACCCCTCCAACAGAGCTGTCAGCTCTCTCTTAACCTTGTTCACTCGCCTGGTGTTCCGCTTCGGCGGCTTTATCCCGAGAAAATCTCGGACATATCGCTTTGCCAGCCGGATATACCAGTCACGGTCAACGACTTCGATGGAAAGGCGGTTGTCGTTATCCACCACACATCTTGACGGCAACCCGGCAATCTTCACGGGGTTACCGGTTGAGAGGTGCATCTTGTAGAGCGTCCCCATGCGGTGATCGTCAGTGGCATAGACACGGTTGACCTTCTGCACCACCTGTAACTCTCCGTCAACCTCATGGAGAGCGTCACCATACTTGCTCCCGGCCTTGGCGATCAGTTGGAAGTCCAGCAGCTTGTCGCACCCCATGATGGTCTGTTCCACGGGAACCCCGTAGGCGAGGCAGTCTTTGACTGCCCTGGCGACCACACAGGCGTTGTTGTTGACATTGAACGCTCCTGCCGGGGCAATCCCTCTAACCAGAACCCCGCCTTTGATTTTGGGGTCACCTTCAAAGGGAACCTCGACATAATTGTTCACATCTTTCTGGCAGATCATCTTTATCAGGTCTTCTTCCAGCTCAAAGCCGGTGCGCTGCTCCCACTCACCGGTGATCTCCTGATACCGGGGAACATCGGTATCATCCAGGCTGACCATGATACCATCGGTGTTGAGCTGGATGATTTTCAGTGTGGGGCAATCCTGAATGAGATGGACGGCCATTTCGAGAAGCTGCAACTGGCCGGAAATGCAGACCGACCGGCCCATGAGAGGGTCATAGAGGTCATTGTACTTGTTCAGCATGGCACCATAGGTGGTGTTCAGCACCAGCTTCAAGGCATTGGCCGTAGCCTTGTCCCCTGCCTTTTTCGCCTTGACTCGCCGCTCAATGGTAGCAGCGTACACATCCGGGGAAGGAATATTGCGGCTACAATACCCGTTCAAGATCATCTGGTGAGGATAGTAGCTGGCAACATCCTTATTGCGAATGGTGCGGGTTTCCGTAGCTTCCTCCCGGTAACAGGGAATGGCACCGTGAATACCGCCATAGGCGATTGTGCAAGGGCAGTCACCAACCATGATTTCCAGCTTCTCCTTGAACACCACCTCGCTCGGGATGCTCATGTCTTTCAGCCGGTCAAAGAAATCAAATACCTCCTGGGGGATATACTGCCGTAGCAGCGTGTCCGGGTATTTGTATTCCCTCTCGTCAAAGTGGGGTTTCTGCTCCGCATCAAGATAGGCAGCGGTCAGCTTGGCATTGGTCATGTAGAGAGCCTTGGCCGGGTAGATGCCCTTCTCTTTGCCCAGGGTCAATTTGCTGGACAGGTAGCCTTGCCGAAGGTCATCCAGCCGGTCGGTTGCATCCACATCATGCTTGCAGTAGAAGATGACCTCTTCCAGCTCTTCGGGGGTCAGCGGTCGATCAAGATTGAACGACACGGTGGTTTCCCGAATATCCATGCCCAGGTGCGCTTCGATTGCTTTCAGGGACAACCCCATCTGGCAATCGTCCATGAGGTCATATTGGTCAAAGTAGACCCGGCTCTCACGGAGATCAGGGTGTTCCCATCCCTCATGCCCCTGGACGATGATGAAATCATTGACCACTTTCACTTCTTCCGGCGTGTAGTCCGCCAGGACTGCTTTCAGAATGAATTGGTCATAGTGTTTATTGTTGAACCCGGCCAAAAGCGGTTCCTGCTCCATGAACTGTTTGACAGCCTCATTGTCGTTGTGAATTACGGTGTATTCCCCGGTGGCCTTGTGCTTGAACACGAAGAGCCAGTCAAAGGCGAACACCTCACAGTCGAAGATGAAGAGGCTTTCATTCAAAGGTTTCACCTCCAAACAGGTTGTTCAAGTACCTCTCTGCCAGGACTTCTTGTACGCCCTCCATGATATAGAGCATACACGGAAATGCCATCCCATTTCCCCACATTTTGTATTCTGCCGAGTCTTTGTGAGGAACCAGGGCGCACCAGTCTTTTTCAAAGCCTTGGAGAGATGCACATTCGGTAGGGGTCAATTTTCTGGCAAGATAAATCACTTCCCCATCTTCCGTTTCAGTTGGCACGAAGAGGGTCTGGTCATTTCCACAGGCCAGTGTTGCGCTCTTATCTTTCTGTATCAAAGCTCCCTTACCCCCCCTCACAACCTCCACGAATTTTGAGCGTATAAGGGATTGGAACTCCGACCAGAAAGCGAGGAAATTTGTGATCTCTTGCCATCATGGTATTTGCCACCTCGGTCTGCTTAAATTCTCCGAAGGTGACTCCTTCCCATGTTGCCGAATGAGGACGATAGGCACATTCCCCCCCCTGTACCCATTCGTCCGGCGAGGGTCTGGATTATTCCGTCTGCTCTGAGGGTAGCTCGGCAGTCCTGAGCGTGGTTTTCAACTGCATAAACGCAATCGTGTTCAGAAGAGCTTGCTTCAACAGGGGGTCTAAGGGTTTTCCCCGTTCTTCTGACCTCCTTAAAATTCCTTCGCAAGCCCGTCCGCTCAAATAATATCCGTCCGGCACATTGTCCTCCAAGATCGAGGACAAGGAACACACGCTTGCGTCTTTGGGCGACTCCCCAAAATTGAGCATCAAGTCCTCTCCAAGCGAGAGAGGAATGATTTCCCAGGATGTAACCGGTGCGGGGCCATCTCTGCCTCCCTGACCGGTCTTCCTCAAATCGAGGAACGCTATCGCTTCCTTCGCAGATTTGCCAGAGCGTTTCGAGGACTGTTCGGAAGTCTTCGCCCTGTGTCGAGCTAAAAGCTCCGTAAACATTCTCCCAAATTGCGATTTGTGGGTATCTTCCATTGGTGGCACACCTCATTTCCAATATAACCCTCACCGCTTCAAGAAAGAGGCTGGATTGTTCTCCGGCCAGCCCCTTCCGGTTACCGGCGATTGATAAATTTTGACAAGGTGAGCCGAAAGTGATAACATCCACCGGCTCAATTTTAGAGCCGTCTATTTTGGTAATGTCCCCGAGATGGGTCATATTCGGAAATCTTGACTGAGTGACAGCCATCGGAAAAGGTTCGATTTCGCTGGCCCAGGTGGGTTTGATACCGACCGCAGAAGCGGCCAGTGGACAGGTACCGCTACCATCGAACAAGCTGCCCAATTTCACCTTGTCACCTCCTATTCCATTATTTTGCACCCACATTTGCGGTACGAAGTACACCGCTTTTTGTAGCTGCGGACAAGGTACTGGATGCCGTCATCCACATAATCGTAGACAATCGGCTCTCCTTTCCCCTCGAAGGTTCTGGCAATGCGCCCCACGCTCTGCGTGACAATGGCGTAGTCCTTTTGCGGAGTGGTCAGGTACAGCCGGTCAAGCCGGGGAATGTCCAGCCCCTCTTTCGCCAGAGCGTAGGTTGCAAACAGATAGTGCTTTTTCCCGGCCCTCATGTCCTCAATGGCTTGCTCCCGTTTCGCCTTGCCCTTCTTGGAAGTCATTTTCCCGTCCACCATTACGGCCTGATCTCTCAGATGTTTCGGAAGATGGGCCATCAGATATTCCAGGTGGGCCAGCCGGTCGGAAAGAATGAGGTTGTAATGGCCGGAGTTGAGCATCAGGTCACCCACAATCTGACCGTTTCTGCAAAAGTCCTCTGCCAGATAATTTACCAGCTTGGCATAGATGATCGTGCCGTCCGTGTCAAGGAAATCTTTGCTCAGGCCAACCCGGGTAGGTCGGGGAAGAACGCTGACGGTCATGATCTTGTCCGCAACCGCCTCTTCCGGCACCTGATAGGCGATTTTACCCAGGAGGGCATAGGTGGCGGCAATCATACCGTCTGCCCGGTGAACCGTGGCAGAGAGGCCGTATTTGTGCTTTGCTGCCAGAGAACTCAGCACCTTGGAAAACTGCGTAACTGCGGTAGGTGTCCCGGCGACCCGGTGGCACTCGTCTACGATGATGCACCCCCAGGTGTCCCGATACCGGTCAAGGTCGATATTGCACATGGTCTGCACCGTGGCGAAGGTGATCGCCTTACCGATTTGCACCTTTCCCTCCGTGATGGTTCCAGTCAAGGCCGGACTCATGTACTGTTCCGCTCGGTTCTTGCTCTGCAAAAGCAAGTCCCGGGTATGGGTCAGCCAGAGGGTTTTTTGGCCTATCTCACAGGCCAGGGCAATACCTATCTGGGTTTTCCCGGAACCGGCAGGACTTTGTAATATCCCCCTCCCGCTCTCCGCCAGGGCCGCTTTCGCTGCCTCCTGGTAATCATAGAGCGGGATGTTGCACCGGTAGTCAACCCGAGGCTGCGAGGCAAAGGCCATGGACACATCAGTGAACGGGGCCAGCCGAAGAACATCATTGAAACAGCCATAGGGAATCACTAAGGTGTCGCCGTCCCATTGCATGAGGTACAGCTTTTGCGGGGTATTCCCCAGGTAGAAGTTCATCCGGGCTTTCTTAGCGTAGTCCGGGTTCGCCAGTACCAGGTTCTTCTTACACCAGGCCAGCAGCTCAGGGGTGGGGTCATCAATTCGGAGCTGGCTCGAAACCGTCATGTGCATTTCGACACCCACTCTTCCAGGGTAATCCCGAACTGCTTGATCTCCGGCCAGTACAGCGATCTCCGGGTCAGCATGGCCCTCTCCATGTTCTCGAAGGAAATGAACCACACCTCACCGGTGGTCATTCTCAGGGCGAACCAGCCCTCGCCGTTCCCGGTCTGCCGCCAGAGGGTCATTGCGGAATACTGATTTTCTTCCACTCGTTCCAGACGGAAAATGTCTTTCTCACACACCTTGCAGTCAATGGGATAGGTCTTTCCGTTTCGTGCGGCAATCACATCGAATGGTTGACCCTGGGCGTTCTGTGCGAGGTTATGTGCCCAAAAGTCGTACCCCGCAAGGCTAACACACAGGTCTTTTTCAAAGCCTGTTCCAACCTTTCGATTGGTGTTACCCAATGATTTCACTTCCTTTCTTACCGCCCCTTCCGGGGCGGGATTATACAGATATTGGATTAAACGCAGAAGCCGAAGGACACGCCAAAACTGGTGTTGGCGTAGTTATAGTTGGCGTAGCCCGAACTGTACACATAGCAGAAAGAGTCGGTGTCGCCGGAACCAGGCGACCGCTCCCACCGCCAATTCCGCTCACCATTCTGCTTGCACTTGCCATATTCGGTATCTTCCTGCCGATACCACTCATACCAGAAACCTTCATGTCCACCGGAATAAATCTTGCGACCATAGATTTCCTGCTCCGAGAGTACAAAAATATGGTCGATGGTCTTACCAAGAGGTGCATTGTCTGCGCCACTGGTACGGGTCAACTTCTCGCAGGGCTTGATAACAGCTTTCAGATCATCAGGGAGCATGGTGTTGAAAAAATTGCCATTCAGTACGGAACGAAGTTTGGACTTCTCCCACCCGCCCTTGTTCGTGTAGCTATCGTTCATAACATGGTCTTCATTCAGGGTTTCCACAGACTCGAAGGAGATGGGAATTAACGAGCCGGTATCATCTTCATCATGATTAAAGTCAATAATACGGACATGGATTTCAGAGCCATCGGCCAGAGTAATTTTCTTAGTATCGTCCAGGTCGAACACCTTATCAGCCATGCCGGACTGAGCATACATAGCAATCTCGGCCCAGGAGCAATCGTCCAGCTTCAACTTAGGCAGTTCAAACGCAGACTGGTCGAAACCACAAGGACAGGTCGATTTGTAAGCGGTAGCAGCCTTGATGATCTTGCTCTGAAACTCAATGGTCTTTTCCATCTTCTCGAACTCAGCCGCAAGCTGAGAAAATACATTCTTGTTCATGTGAAAATCTCCTTTTCAATTTTCAAAATGTCTGGTATAATCAGATTGAGCTTTTACGCTTGCCGTGGATGGGACTGCACTCCCGTCTGCGGCTTTTCCTTTTCTGCGGAGGATAAAACGCTCCGGCCAGTTTGCAGAAGACATAGAAGAGGGCCAAAGCAACGGCCATGTGAAGCGTACCGGTGCTGAGAGCCATCATATCCTGCTCAACAGCAGCAACCGTTCCAAGGAGCCAGAAAAAGGAGAGAAATGCCAGGGTTCCAAATATCCGCTTCATTCATCTGTCACCTTCTTCCACACATACTCTTCTCCGGTCTTCTTTCTGTACCAGTCTTCAAACTCGGCTCTGTGTACGGGGTCTTTGAAATATTCCCGCACAATTTGAAGCAACAACAGGCTTGCGGCTTTGGCCTGAGCTTGAACTTCCGGCACAAAGGCACTCACGGCTCTCCGCATGACCCCATCCGCATTTGATACTGATGAAGAATGTCAAGGGAACGGCGAAGGATTTCGTCTGCTTTATCCCCGGTACGAACACCGGAGAGCGTTGCGGACATTTCGTACTTGTCGGTCATCAACCCTTCATCGGATAGCTGCCGGATAAGCCAGGTGAAAGTCAGGCTTGCGCCGGTGACAAGCTCCCTGATCTGCTCACGGTAACTCGTGCGCTCCTGCTCCGTCAACCGGATAACAGGCGCATCAGGTGTCCAATACGGACGGGGTGTAGGGTTTCCCGCCATCATGCGACCTCCTTTCTTCGATTTACAACAAAAGTTATAAATTATCCTTGCAAGGGAAACTCTCTTATGCTATACTGAACTTGCCACAAAACAATAAGCATTAGAGATTTCCGTTTGACATAGGAGCCGAATTTCTTTTCAAAGAAAGAGATTTGACCCCTCGGATTGTTGTTGCCTGTTTTATAACTTTCGTTGTTGATATGATTATATCGTAGTTATCGTACTTTGTCAATAGTCAATTTCGTAGTTTTCGTATTTCATATAAGAGGCTTTTACGGAGGAACACAGTATGTTCAAAACGAGATTTGAGCAATTATGTAATGAACGCAAAATTTCCCCAGCAGCGGTATGTGAAGCTATTGGTTTATCAAACAGTGCATATAGCAAATGGACTGAAAATTCTTTACCTCGCAATACTACCCTATTGAAGATTGCTGAGTATTTCAATGTATCAATAGCATACCTAAAGGGTGAAACCGATGACCCCGACATAACTTTGAAAGAGCGTTTATTCCCGGAAATTGCTACGGACTTACGGAAAAAGCCGCTTGATGGCGAAAACATCAATATTCCTGAATTTTGTCAGACTCTTTTATTCTTCTTTGAAAACTGCGATGCACCTGGTCAACTGCGCATAATCCAATTAGCCATGAATGAATATGACCGAACACAAAAAGAAAAAACAAATCCAACGAAAGACTCTGCTATCGGCTAAGATCATCGACCTATCTGAATGGAGAAAGACGCTATGAAAATCACGAAATTTCCCATTGACCTCTCCATGCTGACCGAAGAAGAGATAGACCAGTTCCGGCAAGACCCTTCCACACTTTTTGAAGGGGACACCGATGTATGTTTATATCTCCGGTTCAGCTCTGAACGGCAACGGGAACAATCCATTGAAGGGCAGCTCCGTGATTGCCGAACCTTTTGCAAACTGAATAGCTACCGCATTACCGCCATCTATGTAGACCGAGCCACCACGGCCCGGAAGGATGTGGAGAAGCGACTTCACTTCCAGGAGATGATACGGGACAGCGAGAAGCGACCCTGGGAGTATGTGGTGGTGTGGAAGCTCGACCGCTTTGCCCGGAACCGGACAGACAGCGCACTCTTCAAATTCAGGCTCAGGAAGAACGGCGTGAAGGTCACATCTGCCACAGAGAGCATTTCCGAGAAACCGGAAGGTATCATCTTGGAGGCGGTCTTGGAGGGCATGGCCGAGTTTTACTCTGCTGACCTCTCTCAGAAGATCACCCGGGGCATGAGGGAGTCGGCCTTGAAGTGCCACAGTATCGGAGGCCATGTTCCCCTCGGGTACAAGATTGAAGATCACAAACTGGTCATCAATCCGGCCACCGCCCATATCGTCCAGGAAGCCTTTGAGCTATATGCCAATGGGGAAACCGTTGCGGACATTTGCCGGATGTTCAATGCCAAGGGCTACCGTACAGCCAAGGGGGTTGAATTTAACCGGAACAGCTTCAAGTCCATGTTCCGCAATAAGCGGTATATCGGGGTCTACACCTACAAGGACATTGAAGTGGAGGACGGCGTTCCGGCCATCATCGACAAGGAGCTGTTTGAAACGGTGGGCCGTAGGCTCTCTAAGAACGCAGAAGCCCCGGCAAGGGGCAAGGCCAAGGTAGATTACCTCTTGGCCGGAAAGCTCTTCTGCGGCCATTGTGGCGGCTCTATGAACGGGGAAAGCGGCACCAGTAAGACCGGGACTATCCACAACTACTACACTTGCTACACTCGGAAGCGGAAACACGCTTGCGATAAAAAGCCATTGAAGAAGGACTGGATAGAGTACATCGTGGCGCAGGATGCCATGGAGCTGCTGACCGATGACACTATTCAGGAAATGGCCGATATGGCGATCTCCCAGACCGAACAGGACTTGCGTGAGAATACCCGTATTCCCGAGCTGACCGAGCGGATGAAGGAAACAGAGAGCGGCATTGCCAACATCACAAAGGCCATCGAAAAAGGTGTTGCCTCTGACGCTCTCATGAACCGGCTCATGGAATTGGAGAAGGAAAAGAAAAATCTTCTCCGGCTCCTGGCCGAAGAAGAGAAGTATGTCTGTAAAATTGAGCGGAGCCAGATTGTTTACTGGCTGACCGAGTTCAAGGGAGGCCGCATTGAAGATGAACGATACCGGCGCATTATCATAGACCTTATGATAAACTCGGTCACGGTATGGGACGAGCCTGACGGTTTCCGTATTACCACGGCATACAACCTGACCTCTTGCAAGAGCAAGACTTTTCGTATAGCCCCTTCCGGTGAGAAGGGGTTCGGATTTGAGGGGTCAGAGTCCACCATAAAAATAACCACACCGAAGGGTGTGGTTATT